GAACAGAAGAAGGAAATTATTGGTCGTTTGGCAATCAACGAATACTGTTCAATGATTGTCAACAAGACGCAGACATTCATTGGCAAGGCTTCAGAAATGGTTCCCGGCACCATTCTGATTTCAGAGTTGGGTTCGCTCTACAGCACCATGATTCTGATGGTTTCACTTAGCCAACTGATGGCGAAGCAGCAGGCTCATTTGCCGATGGACAAGATGGATTTTTCCAAGCTGGATAAGGCTTTTCCTAACGGCGATTCGCTGTTCAGCCTCGGGGAAGAACTGTTTACAGCCATCCAGCCGATGTTCAATGAACGACTGCAATCCATTTTAGACACTGTTGACAATGGCTAAGAAGAATCTACAAATTCTTTGTGTAGCCTGTGAAGGAAGCGGGATAAGCACTTCCGGCAAGGTCTGTTATCCATGCAAAGGAACCGGCAGACCGAGCGGTAGTGCTTCCCCTCCTCCTCTCCCAAAGAAGAAAGCAGTTTTGAAATGGCTAAAACAAAAAAGAAAGTAAACACTTTCAAGATTGCTCAGTATGCTTTATCGCATACCAATCAAGAAGCACAAAAGAAGTTTGGGGTCAGTCGGACTGTAGTTCAGGAAGCAGTTCGGGAACACATTGAAACTGGTACCAAACGTGGTCAGAAAGCCTCCATCCTGTGGCAATACTTTAAGGAAGACCCCAACGCAACTGTCCATCAGGCAGCAGCAGACTTAAACATGTCTTACAAGGCTGTTTACATGTTTGTGTGGCGAAATGCGATTCCTTACCGTAAAGTTTGCTCAAGTGAGCTGGCTGATAAAGTCCGCTCCATGCTCAAGCGTGGTATGCGGAACGTTGAAATTCATAAGACTGTAGGGTTAAGCGTCCAACGCATCTCCAACATCAAGTGTAAGATGATTGTTGATGGACTGTTGGAACCATAACGCGACTCACCGTGATAGGTCTGTGCGGTAGTTTTGTGACTCATTGCGAGGCAGATGAACGGACCCGAAAAAGCCTCAGCCTTTCGGCCTTGCTGGTGTGAAATACCGCCAGCAAGGTTTTATTTATTCCACAACTTGGGGGATGAACATGGCAAGAAAAAGTGATTCATCAAAGCCTGTTAAGTGGGGTCATTTGTCAGAAATCGACATGCGAACCAATGTTGGCTCAGACGCATGGAAGAACAACCACCCGGTCAGAATACAGAAACTTTCTGCCTATCGCAGAATTCACCAGTTGACAAGTCATGAAGAAGCAAGGCAATATGCTGATGCTTCAGTTGGGCAAATGCTCAAGGCGATTGATAAACTTGAAGAACAAAAGTAAGGAACCTGCGATGGCTAAGGACAAGGAAGATTTGGTTGTGGAAAAGTTGCAAGAGAAGGTTGCCAACTTGGAATCAGCCAATGCTGCTTGCGAGAACCGGATTCTGGAACTGGAAGGTCGTCTGGACGAAATGGAGAAGAATGCCAAGCCAGTCTCCATCACTACAATCGACCCAAACGTGAATTTTCAGGATTGCCTTCGAGCTGCAACTGAGGCTATTCTGAAAAGCAGAAGCATTGCTCAAGCCACAGCCAATGAACGACACATGGAAGCTACGGTTTCCCAAATCGTCAACTTGGCGGGGGCAATCCATAACGGGGTCTGCAACCACTTTGCAATTAACAAATGAACCTAAATAACTTGGATTTGAATGCAATCAAGAACATTTCCGGCCTCCTCAAGCCGAGAATGACTCGATTCATCCCGCACACGCCAACTGCAAAACAGTTGGCTTTTTTAATTGCCCCCAATCGTGAAGTGCTGTTCGGTGGTGCAGCTGGTGGTGGTAAATCCGATGCTTTGCTGATGGCAGCACTTCAGTACGTGGATGTTCCCGGCTACGCTGCCTTGCTCTTACGGAAAACGCTGACTGACCTCAAGCAGAGTGAAGCGTTGCTGGACCGTATGACGAAATGGATGCAGCCGTACCTAGCTGATAAAGAAGTCACCTACCGGGCTGAAACCCACACCTTCCGGTTCAAATGCTTTGACAAGCTGGGAAATCGTCTACAGGATGCCAGCATCGCCTTCGGGTACATTGGTGAATCAAATGCCTACACCCGGTACCAAGGTATCGAACTTCAGATGGTTGGCTTTGATGAAGTCACCCAACACAGTGAAAACGATTACACGTACTTGTTTTCTCGTCTGCGTAAGTGCCGTTGTCGAAAGCACAAGGATGAGTTTGATAAGGAATGTGATGAATGCCGCAGACAGGCAATGGTGCCATTGAGGATGCGGTGTACTGCCAACCCCGGTGGCATTGGTCATAAGTGGGTGCAGGAACGGTTCAAGATTGAACCGGACATGACGCATGAAGAAGCAAAGAAAAAGAACGTTCATGTCAGGTGGACAGGCAAACACAAAGAACGGTTGTTCATCCCCAGCTTTGCGATTGATAACCCGTTTCTTGACCAGAAGGAATACGACAAGTCTCTTGATGAACTGTCTGAAGAACATAAGGCTCGTTTGAAGTTTGGTGACTGGGGGTTCATTCCCAATGCTCGCTTCAAACGACTCTGGCAGCGGTACTACTCACAGGCTGGTGCCCACATTTACTTAGGTCCGAATTTCAGTGGACGAATCTTGGACCAACGCACTGACATCATTGAAGTCTTTCAGACGATGGACGTTGCAGCCAGTGCTTCCGAAGGACCCGGTGATACTGACCTGTTCCCGAACAATGAACGTTCATGGACGGTAATCAGTACGTTCTGTCTGACCAAATGCTACAACCTGCTGTGGTTGGACATGGTTCGCTTTCGGGAAGAAATCCCCGAAGTCGTAGACATCATGCTGGAACGCTACCACCAGTGGAAACCTGCCAAGGTAATCGTGGAACAAAACGGTATTGGCAAAGGCGTGGTGCAGTATGCAACCCGATTGGGTCTGGTGGTGGAAGGAGTTCACAAGGAAGTTGACAAGGTTGTCAATTCAACCACCGCAGTCATTCAAATGAAGGCGGGTAGAATCTGGTACCCAATGTATGCCGCTTGGATGAAGGAACACGATGACGAAGTGTTCAGCTGGCAAGGTCACCCGACAGAAACCGATGACATTGTTGATACGCTGTCGTTGGCAGCAAATTATGTCAAATGGGAGAATGCAACGAAGGGGATTGAAGAATACTACGAGATTGTTGAAAGTCCCTACGGGGAGGTCCCAGTTGTGATTGGGCAACCAATCCCCGTAGATAACTTTCTGCGTTCTTGATTAAAGTGTTGCGGAAGCAACATGTCTTTAAGGGTCGGCAATGGTTGGGGTACCACTGCTTGGCATTTGTGTACCAAAGCATTTGTTGAACATGCGTTGCAGCTTTCCAGCTCCGTTGTTGGTAATGTCAACGTGTATCAAATCATCAACAATGAAATTGGCTGTGCCTTGCACCAGTGCCACACCAACGCCACCGAAGTAGGCATACTCAGCCAAGGCACCACCATCAAGGTAATATCCACCAGTGATGGTTGCTGATGTCACTACCAGCTCCACCGTTCCCAGTACTGCCCCAATCGGCACAGTCGTTGTGAAACGAGTCCACCCGCTGTCAGTCGTATTGCCAGCATTGATGGTAATGGTCCCAGCTGCTGAACCATTGACGTTGACTACAACAGTCACAGTTCCCGCTGCACCAGTCACCTTTCGAGCATAAATGCACAGACACAGAACTTGTCGTGGTTGTACATCATCAGTCAGTTCATAAGTCAGTGTGCCGTTACCAACAATCTTGAGTGAGCTGGTCCCGAAAGCTGGGGTTACCACCACAGTCTCATTGGCATAGTTGGCTGAATTGGAAGCAGTCCAACCAATCGGCACATTCCCACTGAAGTCCTCGAAGAAGTTGTCAATCAACGAGTTGAACTGGATTGGGCGAAGTGTCATCGTCCCATAGTTACCAGTGCTGATTGCCAACGGGTGCAGGCTTTCCTTGAAGTTCAAACCACGCCCACTGAACGTCGCATTCCCATCAGCCCCGCTCTGCTGAGAGTCGGATGTGCAAATCAAGGCCAAGGTATCTGCATTGGGAAGTTCAGTGTCCTTGTTGTAGGTGTACCGATTGGTAATCTTTCGGTCGCCGGGAGTTTTATTACCCGGTAACTTCAGCGTGGTGACCACAGTACCAGCGTTGGCATTGGTCTTTACGACATCAGTTACAGACGCACTGACTGTTGATTTGTCGATTGTTTGTGAATTATCAACCATGTCCTTATGGAGATATGTCAATACCTCGCTCATACTGGCGTTGACTGGTTGATTGAGTTCATTCAGCACTGTCACACGGTCAAGTAACCGTTTTGATGCGATTGATGACAGGTTGCTGTAGATGCCTGAGCATAAACTTTCAATGTTATCGTAAGCTGTATTCACATCAGTGATGAGTGTGGTCACCCCAGTTGCTTCGAGTTGTGAGATGATTGAAGCACGTTCAGCAACCATTGCTGCAAAGAACGTATCAACATCTTCGATAGCAGAATACACTTCCTTCAAATCATTGAACAAATTAGTGTAGTTGATTGCCACTACGATTCTCCAAATTTGCTGTTGTCGGTTGAAACTCCGTGGAATGATTATATCTTTCCACCAACTGGTTTACAGGCGAAGCAAATGAAATTCAAAAAACAGATTCTTCGACCGGGCGTGTATTACGTGAACGACGGCAACAATGGTCGTCGTCTGGAATACATTACCGCTGAACGATTGAAGCATTGGGCAGACCAACATAAAAAAATGGTCAAGGCAGGTCTGCATGTACCTGCACCAGCGGTCCACAAGAAGGACGCAAATCCAACCAACAGTCAGAATACCAGCAAGGACAACTTCGGTTGGTGGGAACAAATTGACTTCACAGGCGAAGCTCTGGAAGGTGTAGTCAACATCCCCGTTCAGTCAGACCAAGAGCGAATCGGGAAGACTGTCAAGGAAGTCTCAATCTATGCCAAGCCCAAGTTTGTGGATGGATTGGGCAATGAATGGAACGATGTCTTGACTCATATCGCAATCGTTACCAACCCAATTGAACCGAATCAAAAGAACTTCGAAAAGCTCGAAGAAGGTTCATTGGCAGTCGCCATGTCTGACATCGTGAGCATGAGCGACAGTCAGCTGCAAGAGCTGGACAACAAGATGAAAAAGAAGAAGAAGGCGAAGTTTGGTCAGCAAGACCAGAAGCCTTCCGGTCAGCAAGGTGACGAAGACATGTCAGATGACATGGACGACGAACAACCTGATGACATGGATGAAGACGATGACATGACGGATGAGGGTGACGAAGACCAAGCTGACATGGACCCATTGCTGGACCAGTCATCCGACATCTTCACTCTCCTCCAAGAAATTGCTGGCATCGCAATTCCAAAGGGAACTCCTGACGTTAAGTTGAAAGAAGTTCTCACGAATGCTTTGTTGCAGAAGCAACTTTCTGAAAGGAAAAATCGTAGTGGTGGGACGATTAAAACTCCACCGGCAAATTCCAAAGTTAATGAGGTTCCAGTTGTTATGAGCAATAACAATAATGGTACTGCCGGTGGAAACCAACCTTCCGGTAGCCAAACCGAAACTGTCAGCATTGAAACGGTGATGTCTCACCCGTCATTCAAGGCGATGGAATCGCAGAACAAAGGCATCCTTGGTGTCTTGACCAACAGCAAGAAGCAGGAACTTCGTTCCCGTTTGAATGCTCTCCGTCAGCGAAACATCATTTCGACTGATGAGGACCTGAAGAATTACAATCAACAGGTCGAAGCTCTGTCCATGTCTTTTGGCAATGATGGTAACCCTCTCGTTACCCCAATCGAAGTTGCAGTTTCGGCTCTTGAAAGCGTCAAGATTCCGATGCCTGCCAGCCAACCGATTGTTGCAATGGCTCAAGTTGATGCCAGCGGCAACTTCGTCATTCAGCCTCAACAGGTCCCAACTGGTGGTCCTTTGACTGACGCACGTGCTGAAGAAATTGTCAAAGGTCTTTTCGGTTCAACCAGCGTCTAAGGAGTAAGAAATGACGATGAACTACCTGTACGGTGGTCGTGACCGGGTACCGGGAATCTCCACTGCGATTGAAACGTTTGAAAACGAATTCACGTGGGGTAAGTGGGAAAATCGAGAAGTCAGCGGTTTGCTGATTGATGGTTCCACCCGCGACACTGGTAACACCAGCTACACCCACATCCTGCGAGCCGGAACCTTGATGGGTCTGGACCTCAGCACCAACAAGCTGAAGGTTTGGAACCCAGACGCAACGGATGGTTCGGAATACATCTTCGGTATTCTGAAGGAATCCCGTTCCATGCTGTCCAACAACACCAGCACTGACCGATTGACTGGTGCAATCGTTCTCAGCGGTGGTATCCGTGGCAGCAAGCTGGTTGTCCCCGGCACGACTGCTCTCGGACTCAGCGGAAACGCCAATGAGTATCTGGTTCGCCAGCAACTCCGTGGACGATTCATGTTGGATGACGATTTCCAATTCGCTCGTCCAGAACGTCAGCTGGTCACTGTAACCGCAGGTATGCGGGCTTCAGGTGTTACGCTGACCCACATCGACAGCCATCACTTCTACTTCAACACTGGTGGAACGTTGGCTGTTGCTCTCGGAGCTTTGGCACCTTACAAGGGTGTCGAGTTTGATTTCTTCGCCAGTGTAACCACCACTGACGCAATTACCGTTTCTTCGGGTTCGTCAAACATCAAGGCTGCTGGTTCTGCTGCAACCAACTCCTTGGTAATTGACGGTGCTTGCCGACGATTGGTTGGCAACGGTTCACTGTGGCTGGTTCAAGCACTGTAACAAATAACGGAGTTCAAAAGTGAGTACGCAAGCAATTACTTTTTCTGAAATGATGCAGAGTCCGGTAATCACCCGGATTGTCAATCGCATCCAAACTCCGTTGTCGTTGTTTCAACGGATGTTCAATGTCATGTCAGGTGACAACAGCCGAGCAACCGAATCCGTAAAGGGTCGGGAAGCTGGCTGGGACATCTTCGACAAGACTCGTCAGTTCGCCACTGCACGAAGTCCCGAAGCTGGTCCAATCCGCGTTCGCAAGAAGGCAATCGGACACGTGTCGGCAGCTTTGATGCGGTCACACGAATCCATCCTGATTCTCGATGAGGAAGTCTACAAGGCTCGTCCTCTCGGTGGTCAGATTGGCACTCTTGACCTGCGTGGTCAGCAGTACATCCAACGTCAAGTTGAATTCATGACCCAGCGGTTCCGTAACCAACGGGAATGGATGCTCAGCCGGTTGCTCCGTGGCGGTTTCAACATGGACCGCAATGGTGATTACTACCAGCTGAAGAACTACAACGCTGGTGCAACTGACGAAATCAAGGTTGACTACCAGATTCCAGCCGACAACAAGACCCGTATGCAGCTGGGAACCGGCAGCAACATCTTGACCGACTGGACTCTGCCAACCGCTGACATCGTTGGTCAGCTGTACAAGATTAACGCAGGCTACAGCCGTATCCACGGTCGTCCTCTGCGGCACATCTGGGTCAACAGCACGACCTTCACCAACATTCAGAACAACGATGCTCTGCATGAACTTGGTGGTCAGTCGGTGTCTGTGTTCGAATCGCTGTCCAGCCGACAAATGAGTTCGGCTGAAGGCATCCCCGACGCAGGCTTTGATGTCAAGTTCCGAGCCTTGCCGTTGTTCACCTTCCATGTGTACGACGGTGTTCTCTCTGCGGACGGTGACACTGACGGAACCAGCACATCAGACATGGAAAAGCTGATTCCTGACGACTACGCAATCTTCCTGCCGGAAGTCGACAACAGCTGGTTCGGTCTGATTGATGGAAGCGAAGTCATTGCCGAGAACGTCATGGCATCAGGTCGTGAAGCCCAAGGCTTTGCAACTTGGTCCACCCGCGTGATTGACCCACCGGGCTTCGAACTGAAGTTCCTCGACAACTACCTCCCCGTTCTGTATGTCCCAACCTGTGTGGGCTACGGATACGTCGGAGCTTAATGATACTGGTTCCTTCGCAGGTACTAGGCAAAGGCCGATGCCGGTCAAAAATCGGCATCGGTTTTTTTATTCCACAATCACAGGTAAACCAATGTCAACACAGCAAGAGTTGCGAGAAGTGTACGTTGAAAAAGAACCATGGTGGATAACTGCCACAAAGCAACTTGGACTCCCAACCGTGTTGTTGGTCCTGCTGGGAATCGGGATTTACAACGCTTCGGTTTGGCTTGGTTCAAATGTCCTCAGACCGTTGACTGAACGACAAATTGAATTCATCAATCAGGTTGACGTATCAGTCAAAAAAATTACAACCATTGTTGAAGAACATCAAAAGAACAATGGTCTTATCGCAAGAGAACTGGAAGCAATTAACAACGGCATTGAAAAGCTGAATGTCAGCAGCAATGAGAATGGAAAAAAGCTGGAAAAGATTGAAGCCAGTTTGAACCACAACAATTAAGCGAGAACAGCAATGGCAGGCACAATCAAAACTCAACGTAACACTATGACTGTTGCCAACGGCACTGCTGTCAGCAACGGTATTCAAACTCGAAATCGCACTGCTTGTGCAATTGAAACACCAGCAACCTTAACCAACACCACCATCCTGTTTGAAGATAGTTGGGATGGTGTGACTTGGCGACCATTGATGAATAAGGAC